CTTAGCAAACATTACTCGCATCCATTCAGGATCACCCGGTCTAAGATTGTTATCTTTGATATACTGAGCTTTTTTAGCTTGTAGTTGAGTATCGATTGGTTGTGTTGTTTCACCTGTGATTTTACCAGCACCACTCAATCGTTTTAACTCGTCCAACGTCATATCTTTCTCGGGAGCAGGTTTATACTGCTTCATTGATTGATAGCTATTTTGTAGTTTAGCTTGTTTGAATGGATCGAACATTAAAAAAAATACTCTCTATATAGAGAGTATTTATCAGGTGTTATTTGATGTCTAATGGTCTTGCTTTAGTAGCAATAATACAATAGAACTTTTCACGAACCTTCTTAGGTTCTCCGCCTGCAGGGTCAGCAACTCCTAAATCAAATTCAATACTGTTCAGTACGTTAGTATCAAACCCTGTTCTATGTAGTAAAGCCAATAGTTGTTGTTCACCTAAAATGCTGTAATGGTTTGCGTTCCATTCGTGTTTGCGTTCACAATCGGGCGCAGGTACTTCAATATAGATTCTGCCACCTTGCTTTAGTACACGATTGTATTCCATCAAGCTAAAGATAGGATACGGGCTGTGTTCTAGTGCATGGCGCAAGAAAATGAAGTCTACTGATTCGTCATGGTAACCATCTTTTTGTGGCAAGAAGCTCAAATCATACTTTTTAATAGTATGACCTTTATCTTCGCATATCTTAATATCGCCCGGGCTTAGTGTGACACCGATAACGTTTGTATATTCTCTAGCTTTCATTTCATCTAGGAAGTATCCTGGACCACAACCCAAGTCTAAAATCTTAGCATCTTTGGGTATGTTTAGTGTATCAATGTATGTTTTAACGACATTGGTCGTTAATTCTTTGTGAAATTGACTATCACCTTCATCATAGATGTGAGCAGTGTATAGCCATTCGTTGTAAAACTTGAGTTTGATTAAGTCTAAGGTAGTATTAATATCAATCATTGAGGATCCTGTAAATCTGATAGAATTACTTATTCGTCAAATGACTGTATATATTATTTTTTCTTGTAGCCCTTAAAAGGCTTGACTGTACTTTGTGTGTTAGTACCCGGTAACTCTTGACTACGTAGATCACCGTTATTTAAGTCTTTGTGAACAGTTCCATTAACTGCATATGCCATTTTTAACATGTCAGCTTCTTGTTGTGTATAAGGTGCCGCAATATCATGTCTGCCGGCCCAGCTTTCTCCATCCATATCAGGCATGAAAGTGCCATCAGTAGATGCCGCGGCCATCATAATTCTGTTTAGTTCATAAAATCTATCCGCAAAAGATTCATCACGAAATTTATGCAAACCGCGAGTAGCCACTTGCTTGCGTTTGCTTAACTTGCCTATTTTAGCTTCTTTTAAAAATTCTTCGGCTCTCATTTTCTCTTGTATCCTTTGAAAGCTTTGATGGGAGATGTGTACTCAGTATCTTCCATTTCATCACTACTAGGTGTACTGACTAATTTTTTGCCGGATTTGCCGACCTTCTTTAATGCTTGGTCAATAGTTTTACCAATCTCTTTGTCAAACTCAGATGATATAACTTGATTTTCTCCCCAGCTACTTTCTGCCCTAAAATCAGGCTTATGACCATTTTGTACATCGTCATTACCGCTTTCTCCTCTTACTGCGGCAATTGCTACACCAAAACGATATAAATCATAGAAGTCATTGTTCTGTAACTCTGGAATAACATACGTGTTGGGGAGAGACTTAGATGCTACGTCTAAACCGTCATGAACATCACTAAGTTTTTGTTCTACTATGAACTCTTTTGCTCTCATAATAGAGTTTCTGTTGAGATAACCACATTAGATTGTGTACTCATTAATGAACCTGTAGGATAACCGTCAAGTGCAATTGGTGTACCAGTAACAAGGTCAATTCCTGTTATTTGATAGCACATATAGTGATAGATGACTGTATTAGCTATAGGATTTATTAGCAATCTTACATTGCCATCGGATACATCCATGTCATACTGACATAATGCATTACCTTCTGTGGTAATAGCATAACCTGAGAATTTAACACCTAATGAATCGTTGGTTATTGCAGCCGACAACATGACATTTTGAAAGTCTGGAGTTGTAGGATCATAACTGCGAATCTGTATCATCCCTTGTGTAAAAATATTTGCCGGGTGTTCTAACACTACTTGATCTGGTGCTAACCCTACTGTAGTTGATTCAGCAACACTAAAACCAGTCGCAAACAAACTGGCAAAGTTATTGTTGACTTTCTGGAAGGCAACACGTAACGGATCACCTTCTCCGTCATTTGGTAGTGCGCCAATATTGATTACTTGCATTGTCATATGAATCTTGCCCTATTATAGTATATTTATCTTTCCAACCAAGACTTAGGGCGCTCAATAATCAATTGCCTTTTACCTCGTTGTATTTCTTGTAATGCTTTGATAGCTTGAATTCTCACACTTACATCCTGAGTATCTTTTACAATCTCAGTCAGTGCTGAAATACGTGCTAATTCAGCCATTGTATAGTCTTTGTTTAAGGTCTTTTGTGTATCTACGTATGTCTGATAGTCATTTGTAGATGCACATCCTGCCAAAAAGATACACAATGCTAATAATATACTATTATTTTGCACTTTCATCATGAATTTTCTTTTGTTCGTTGTACCATTCTTGCCAACCATCTACTTTAGTTGAACATTCATAGTATAGACTATAGTTATGAACCACGACTTTTAACATATCAGTGATTGCTACTTTATCACCCTCAATCTTTTTAAGTGCTTCACATTTTTTCATAAGCTCAGGGGTAGCATTAGGAAACTTCTTTGTCACCGGTACCGTTGTTGAAGCACAACCTGTCAACAATAAAGCAAGTAAGAGATACTTCATTTTTTCTCTCCTTCTGCGGCTTTATTCAAAGTAGCGGCTTGATTGTGTATATCAATCATTTCTTTTGGAATCGGGCAGTTTTCAATGTACTTGATAACTTCTTCACGTTTGATTCTTTCAGGACCTTCTACTTCTTTGATTACTTCTTTGGTGTTCCATTTATCAATATACTTGATAATATCACGGCCCTTTTCTTTAACGATCTTGGTCTTTTCTACGATTTTTTCTTGTATCTCTACGTTCTTTTCGCTAGACTTAGTTTCCGCTTGAGCTATCTTTGCTTCTAATTCCTTGACTTTATGTTCCCACTCTTTATAGTCGGCTAATCCGCCCTCGAGGTATACACCTAAGACTAAAACTAACAGGCTTATGACCTGAATAGCTAGTTTATAAGCTTTAACAAAAGGAATGAATCCTAGGACGAATCCTGCTATTGTGCCCAAAATACCTAATCCAAAGATTATATGTATTGCGGCTTCGGGTAATATTGATAGTATCCACATAGTACCCGTATTTATACTTTAATATAACGATTTTACTTTATCCGTAATGTACTGAACTTCTTCGTCTTTAAGTTCGGGGTATAACGGCAAGCTAATAACACCTTTACTTAGCATTACACTGGTGCTTAACATATCAGGCTTTGTAATCCCCTTTGAAGTGGGCAAGTCTCCCAATGTATATTCGTAATGGATCTTTGTATCTATACCCTCTAGCAACATGTTTGTATGAAGCGAATTTCTATCAGGCATATACAATACAAACTTCTGATGTGCATGTGGATCTCTTGTATCAGATAAACAAGTGAATGGTAACTCTTTGAATCTGTCACACCAGTAACTGACAATTTGTTTTCTACGTAATTGCCACGCATCAATGTATTTTGTCCTCACTAACAATTGAGCACAGTCTTGTTCACTCATCTTGCTATTAGTGCCTGCTTCATGAAAATAGGGCTTATTATTGTCTCTGTATTTGGTAGCAAACAAATATAAGTGTTCATTGTTAGTTACGATGGCTCCACCATTGCCACTTGATGGAAGATTTTTTGTAGGATCAAAACTTATTGCCATACCACTACCAACGTTTCCGCCGCATTCTAACCAATGTTGTGCACCATCGACAATTATTCCGTAACTATCTTCATATCTTGCATCTGGCCATGGTCTTCTACCTGCAAATCCTACAACACAGTCATATATTCCGCCCACTCTATTGTGATGTGGCAAGATGCCATTCTTATCTGTGTCACCTAGTTCAACATCCCATCCAGCATTTAAGAATGCATTAAGTGTTGCAGGATATGTAATATTAGGAATACGAACCTTAGGGATACCTTCCATTGTTTCATCATGCTTAGTCTTTTTCCAACGTGCGATGATCTCAAGTGCTTGTGTACCACTATGAACAGTGACAGCATACTTAGTTTGTGTTTTGTGTTTCAACCATTCTTCAAACGAACGAGTGTAATGACCACCTACGAGTACACCGTCTTTAAGGGCACGGTGAGTTGCATCAAGCAACTCTTCACCTATGTTCTTATATTGTCTTGCTAGACCGAAATGAGGGATTTTCATTTTTTGCCCATTCTATATAGCCGCCGTTAGTAACAGACCAAGGACAGTATTTTTCCCATAACGCAGTTGATTGTTCAGTATTTTCTTTCATCAACTTGTCTACATTGACTCTGGATTTATATCCGTCTAAAGTCCAATCATGAGATTTCAAGGAAGTTTCTAATTCATTCATTTTATTCTATCCTGCCAGTAACTTGATGTACTAAGCCACTCATAATATTTTTGAAATCCTTCTTCTACGTCTACTTTAGGGTCATAACCAAAGTCTCTACGTGCCGCTTCAATGTTTAGTGCACCACGGCTTGGGAAGTCTGAGTCTTTATCTTTAACTTCTATTGTACCTTTACCGACAATCTTCACAGCTAGTTGTGCCGCATCAAGCAGACTCCTACTGTGGCTCTTGGTAATGTTGTATGTCTTATTGTCGGTATTAAAATTTAAACTCGCGGCAACGATTCCTTCAGCGGCATCTTCCACATAGGTGAAGTCGAGCGTTTCTCCTGCTCCATTAACTTTAAGAGTTCCATCACGCATTGCTGTGAGCATGAATTTTGCAATAACTCTATCTTCCACATCAAGCGGGCCGTATACAGCACTTGGCCGAATAATAACATGATTAAAACAGCCTCTGCGAGTGTAATCTTTAACCAAGTGTTCCCCGGTGAGTTTGAGTATTCCATATTGTCCTTGTGGTTTGCAATTATAATCTTCTGTCACATCATCAGTAAAGTCACCATAGACCATACTTGAACTGATGTATACAAATTTCTTTACATTGTTTTGTTTGCTCAACTCGCATAAGTTAAGCAAGCCTTCGCTCATCACACGACTACCCCATTGTGGGTTTGCGTTAACTACTTTCTGTCTAGGAAAGCTAGCCATGTGAATGACAGTATCAAATTTATGAGCCTTAAACATCCATTCGATGTTTCCGTTAGACGCACAAATATCATACTTGTATATTTGAGTTGTCTTGATTTTTTTCTTTCGTTCAGAGATGAGGTAGTCTATCTCTGATTGAGGAATGATTCCATAATTTGTTTGTGTATCAAAGATGACAATATCATGTCCTAACTTCTCAAGTTTAGATACGACATGATGTCCTATCAATCCTAAACCGCCTGTTACTAAAATATTCATTCGAATTTCAACTTCCAAAATGTTAATTGTTTGTGTGTTAGATATGCTCTAATTTGATATGTGTAGCCATAGTTGTATATGTCATGATTACGATGCCAACTCGGAGCAGGTGCAGAATTTTCCATTATCCATTTGCCTGCTTCTGTTTGTTGCCACTCATATATAGGTTGTGCAACAAACAAATCAGGATCTTCAACATCACCCATTTTAATAGTATGAACTACATGAGTTATAGATACCATCTCTTCACCACTATCAGATAGTCGTACCTGATATTTGGGTCGAGTGAACTCGTCTTTAGACTGCCATTGGTGCTTTAATAGGGCCATGACTTTGATAGTTCTCTAAGTGAATGTCTTGTATTGTCATTTCAAAGATGTTATTCTTCTGAGAATTCAACATCAACAATGGTGCAGGAAATGCTTCACGGGTTAGTTGTTCTTTAACTTGCTCAACATGATCTTTGTAAATGTGGGTATCACCTGTACTGATAATCAACTCACCAACCTTTAATCCACAGTGATGTGCAATCAAATGAGTGAGTAACGCATAGCTAGCAATGTTAAAAGGTAGCCCAAGAAATACATCCACACTACGCTGGTACATATGACAAGATAGTTCTTTATTTTTGTTGACATAGAATTGACTCATAACGTGGCAAGGGGGCAATGCCATTTGGTCTAGTTCGCTCACGTTCCAGGCACTTAATATGTGTCTGCGCCCATTAGGATCTTGTTGCAGTCCTTCTATGAGATTTGTCAGTTGATCGATTTCCGTCTGGTCAACAGCAAGGCGTGTGCCACCTTTATGCGCGGGCCCCATATCTTTTTCTGTGCGGTATTTGTTCCAATGACGCCATTGTACGCCATAGACCCTGCCCAAGTCTCCCTCAAACTTCGCTTTTGGTTTCCAATACGGCGCAAGCGCATTAGGCGTCCAGATCGTGACTTTGCCTTCGGCAGTACCATGGGTGAGTTCTGCCAGTCTACGTTCATCACTAGAGCCTTCAATGAACCAGAGAAGTTCACCGACACAAGCTTTCCATGCAAGCTTTTTGGTAGTGATAGCGGGAAAGCCTCTACGCAAATCAAAGCGAAGATTACGGCCAAACACACTATGGGTACCAATACCAGTTCTATCATCTTTAATTTCTCCGTTATCTAAAATGTCTTGTAGTAAATCGTGATACTGTTTCATTTTCTTTTCCAAATCTCGTATGAGTGGTCAACGTGTTGCTCTTTAAACCAGCACATAAACTCTTTCTCTAATTTTACTAAATCTATAAAGGTATCACAAGTGTATTCGGTAACCACTCTTGTTAAATGTACTTCGGTAATTCTATCCCAACAACTTTTTATTACCTTTGCGCCACCGATGATACATGCGTTTTCGTTAAAGTGTTTTAGTATACTGAGACTGTTTATAGCATAAGCATCTTTGACATTTATATCTTCAGACCTTGATGTAAACACATAGTTGGTTCTATTTGGTAGTGGCTTCTTTGGTAGACTATCCCAAGTGTTTCTTCCCATGATAACAACTTTGTTCATTGTTAATGATTTGAATCTTGGCAAATCGCCCTCGATTTTACTCCAGGGCAATTTGTTGTTGTAGCCTATACCACCTTTAGGATCACACGCTATTATTAATTTCATTTTTCAATTTTAAATGACCACAGTGAAGTTGACTCATATAAAGTTACTTGTTGATTTAATCTAGTTTCTAAATCGGATATGTTTTGTTTCACATCATCAAATCCTTCAGAGTAGTCATGACCGCATAACAATCCACCGTTTTTAATATAGGGTAGAAAGTAGTTTATAGTATCAATGTCACTGGGATTGCTGTGTCCGGCATCCAAAAAGAATACATCAATTTCATTGCCGGTGTATGTTATCTCATACGGACTACATCCTTTAACTTTGATGATGTTAGGAAAACTCATCATGTTCTTAGTAAATAATTCGTCACCATCATACAGTTGACCATTTATGTCATGTGTTCCATAATCATCTACGCAATAAATCGTAACATTAGGATCAGATGACATTGCCCAACAGGTTGAACTTCTACCTAAAAATGAACCTACTTCTACTATAACCCCATTTGAGGGAACCGATTCGGCCCATTTAGATATTTGCTGTAATTCATTTTCAGCCATAAAACCAAAGATGTCTAACCTGTATTTCATGGCGTTATCATAACTTTCCTAAAAGCTTATCAGTCTCCGGCTGAACAGTATCAGCAATATTCTGGACGTTGAGAACAAATTCCACACTAGTAATTTGTTCATCGAGTTCATGCAGTTTTCTACCAACTGCGTCCTCTATTTGTTCAGGATCTAATCCTTGGCTGAGAAACTTTTCAATATTGATGGTTTGCTGGCGTTTACCTTCAAGCTTTACAACTATTTTTTTTATAAATTGTACCGGTATCTTTTGCTTTTCAACATCTTCAAGGATATGTTCCCATTTCGAAATGAATTCAGGTGACATGTAATTCTTATGATGTTACTTTGACTTTCGCAGGGCGACCTCGACCTCGTTTAATTGGTTCTGCTGATACAGATGAAGTTGTCTCTAAACCTACTCCATCCATACTTGCCGCTTCTTTCATCATACGATTAGATTCCGCAAGTAAACCACGTGCTTCTGCAGCCATTTTTGTTGCTTGTTGACGCAAGTTATTAGCAATAGTAGAATCACCTAATGTACCATCAACTGCGGCCTGCACAGGTGCAGTGGTTTGTGGGCCACGCATTCTACGTGCAACATCGGCTGGATCTTGTAATCCGCGGCTGCTATCAATCTCTGCCATACGCTTAACTGCGGCTTCGCCTTGTTTCATTTCGTTAAGAATCTTGTTCAATTCGTTCAACTTAATTCTTGTATTAGGTTGAGGAGTCATCAAGACCAACTCGGTATTAACTTTCTTCAACTGACCTTCATGGTGTAGCACTTGAAGGATTGGTTTACCATCTTTGGTATATGTGCGATTCAATGCATCAGCTAAGTTTTCACTGTTCTGTCCAATATCAGATTCAATGGTCTTAATCATTGGATCATGAATATGCTGATTCAATAGTTCGGTATAAGTTACCAAGCACATGTGAGGTTCACCTGGTACCTCTCTAAAAATAACTGCGACTTTACGGTCACCGTGTTTGCCTACGTGTCTTAAAAAACTCATAGTTTTCTCCTTGTAATGATATTATTTAATTGCTATATTAGTGTGTGAAATATTTGTTAGGACCACTTCAACTCATAGAGTGTAGCTTCTGCAGGATCCTCAAAAGATGGGTAAACCTTCTCGTCAAATACATCATCGTATGACTTTTCCAAAAAGAATCTACCACTAAGCGAGTTCAGTATCCATTGGATAGCTTTGCTGTTTGCCGGTGTTACTGCCTTGACAAAATGGACAGGTTTGAAACCCAGTTCTCTGTCTACAAACCAAACACACTCT